AGCTGACGGTGTTGCCGGAGACGGAGATTGTGCCTTCAGTTACGTTAGCTTGAACAAGGTCAACGAGTGTTCCGTCATCAACAAGTCGGTTGACACGGAAAACACGATTTGAAGAAGCCGTACAATAAGACTCCCCAGTTACGGCAACAATAAACCCATTATTACCAGCCGATCCACTTGTATTGTTTACCAGTAGCGCCCCATCATTTGTAATCCTCATGCGCTCGGTCGGACTGCTCGAGCCATCGCTCGTTGTGTAAAAAGCGAGCCTGCCCGGCATGTCGTTAGCGCCGGGGGTGCCGTCTACATAAGAGCGAATGGATGCACCACGAGTAAAGGTACTTCCGTCGTGTCCATAAAAGTTAATTTCACCAAGTTCATCACCACTGCTTACTATGGTTGGACTTGCCTGACTTCCTCTGGCTCGATGAAGCTCAAAATACGGACAGTATCCATCTGCGGCTGTACTGCTATATGTAAAAAGACCGATGGGCAGAAAATCATTTTTTGCAACCTGAAATAAACCGCCAGTGCCGCCCCAGCCATTCGTAATAACAGAAGACGTGCCAACTAACAACCTGCCCGAGCTGTCGATGGTCAGAGAACGACTTGCGCCGCTTCCTCTGTCAAAACGCAGTTCATCTCCAGAGGTTGCGTAAATACGAGCCGCCAGATTTCCTGATCCATCGTGCCAAGAAACCGGGCTGCCTTCAGTAATGCCTACTGTTCCATTTACGTCTAATCCAAAGTCAGGCGAAGTAGTGCCAATCCCTACGCGGTCAGTCGAAGCATCGACAAAGAACAGCGATGAGTTGGTATCACCCTCGATGCGGAAGTCATAGTTCTCGCCGCCATCGTTGAACACCACTTCGCTGGTGCCCCACTCCACACGCTCTGTGCCGCCTGTGGTGATGTTGACCTGATCAGTGCCACCGCTGAATAAGCCCGTATCAGTGCCGCTGTCCTTGAAATAAATCGACGGCGCCGCAGCGGTGCCATTTTCAAACGGGATAACCGACCACTCGCCGTCAAGCTGGAACAGCGTCACCCAACCACTATTAGCCGCATTGCGCAGCTTCATCACCGGCGGGCTGCTGCCAGTATCCGCCCAAAGCATGTACGAGTACGTCGTGCTCGGTTCTGTCGCGCTGCTGTTGTTGCTGACGATGGCCGCCAACGCATTGTTCAGGTCAGCACGGACTGCCGCACCAGATGCATTGGAGATGACGTAATCGTGGGTTGCCATGGTTAGGTCTGTTCAGTGCCGTAGCCGCTTGCAACATACTGGAAGTTGCGATTTACGGCTGTTCCTGCACTGTTGCGGAAAGTCACCGTAAAACCAGTCCTGGAAGCGGATGTCACCTCATAATAATCGCCTGTCGCAAGGTTGAATGCAGTCAAGCCAAGCGCAGGTGTTTGGTAAAACGCCTTGTCATACAGCACAGCTTTGGCGGCAGCACCACTGGGGATGGTTGCGCTCTGCTCGGTTCTGGCCTCCATAACCATCTCGAAGCCCAGCTCATCGACCAATGGCGTTTGATCTGTACTGGCGCTTGTCAGCCGCGCCTTGAACTGGAATTGACGGCCAGCGTATTGGCCGTTGTACATCGGCACCCACTCGCCAAAGTCAATATCAGACTGCAACTCAAACTTGTCGCCAGTCTCTAGCAGCAAGTTATCACCAGTCTCAAGCAAGAAAAATGCATCGACCGTGGCTGTATTGCTAGTACGGAAGAACAACTCGGTAGAAGTGTCATCTGCAATTGTGCCGTCAAAATCAGTCCAGCGGTCAAGCAACTCTGTTCTGCTATCAATCAGGTCTGCTGGATACAGGCCGCGTGTTGTCAGGATGCGATTGAACTTGGCCGTGAACTTGGCACCAAGGTCAACGATGTTATTAAAGATGTATTCGCCGCTTAGCAACTGATTGCCAGTGAAGTCAAACGATCCAATCGCGTCAAAATCGGTGATCCCATCCAAGGTTTCATCGCCATCAATAACAAGCGCGTCGTATTCATCCGAATAGAAGACGTTTTCTTTTTGCCCTTGATATGGCGGCGTGTCTTGGTCTTCCCGTACTGTTGTGATACTGAGCAGCGGAATGGGGTCAGGTTGGTCAAGTACAACGCTGCGTGCATTGGCACTGCGCTGACCATCAGTACCTTGGAACTTCAGCAAGTATTCGCCGTCAATTTTTGGCAGCACGGCGTAGGTCGTATCAGCCGAAACCGAATCACTGAGCAGTGTTGAATCCTGCCATTCGCCGGTGCCATCGGTTTTGCTGCTATGCCTAATGATTGCAATCAGCAGACTGCTGCCAACACCTGCAGGCTTGCGCCAACGCAAAATGACCTGATTGCCGGAAACCTGCTCAAGCGTTACATCAGCAGGGTCCTCGGGAAGCTTTTGCGTCGGCGCTACAAAGTTGGTGCTTGACGAGAATGATGGAACCGTGAACTGCCCGCTTACGGTTGGCGACTTTTTGCGGAACCCAAGCCCTAATGCTGCAACCTCAACCTGAATAGTCTGGCCAGGCAGCAGGTTGTCAATCGCAACGTTTGGATTGGTCGTTGTAATCGTTTCAATCTTGTTGTTTTGCGATGTCTTGTATTTGACCTCATAGCCAAATGTCGTGCCTGATGTGCCTTTTGTCCAAGACACATTGACTTGCACTTTCAATGAAGTGCCATCGTTAATCTGACCAGCATTAAACGAGATGTTGGAAACCGCAGGCGGCGGCTCGTCAAATGTTGTCAGGTTGGCAAAGGACAGTTCCTTGCCAGCATCAACCGATGCATAAATACTGTCGTTATGCGTGACGCCTGTAATTGTGAACGTACCGTCACCGCCATCGGCAACACCGATACATCTGAACTTTTGATTCTCAACGCCATCGGTCGTAATCGACCAGATTGACTGCGCATTAGGCGCTGCCGTGAAAGCATTGCTCAGGCTGATCGTGCTGCCGCTAACGCTGCTGATTGCAATCGTTTCGACAGTGCCATTGGGCAGCAGACAGGTCAGCTTTGGATTGGCGCCAGATGGCAGCGTGATGGCTTGGTCAACCACAACGGATGTAGTCGTTGCAGAAGCAATACGCCCCGAAATGCGCGTACCCTGCCGCAGCTCATCAGCCACCGCAAAAATCTGGCCGGGTAGTACAACGGCACCTTGCAGGCCGGTTTTGAACGTAACGACCTCTTCGTCTAGCGCCTCGGTACGCAGCACCCACAGGCCAGCACGCTGGGCTTGCCACTTAGATGTACAGCCAAATGCAATGATTTCTTTGACTTGATAGCCATATTTGGCAATCAGGTCAGCATCCTCTACGACCACCATGTTGGGCTTGTAAAGGCTTTCAGGGTCATTGAACCTGACGCGCACGCTGGTGCTGCGTGACTTCAACGAGCTGCCGCTGTACTCAAATGCGCCACCGATGACATTGGAATTGCTGTAAATGTGAGCGACAGCAAGATTGGTGCCATCAAGGTTGCCATGGTCAGCAGCCATTTGAATGACATTGCTTGACCAGAACAAAATGCCTCGAAACACCGAAGACATGTCCTGCAGCACGCTGTAAGCATCAGCACGGTCGCCAATGACCACATTGCAAGCAAAGCGTGGTTCCTGCGTGCCATCTGGGTTGGTAACAAGCTGATTGGCATATTTGGCCAATGGATAAAGGTCAATCCAGCTCAGGTTTTGCCCTTCGACAAACTGACCAGCGCCATAGCGTGTATTGGTCAGCAGGTCATAAAAGCAACAGATGGGACAGGTTGTCCACTTTTCTGTGGTCTGCAGCGACCCGTCAAATGCCCCATCATTAAATGTCAGCCTGCCATCTTCTTGAACAGCAGCACCTGTTGGAATTTTGACCAGCCTGCCGCGAATAAAGTATGCGCGTGACGGAAGGTTGGCAAATGATTTTGTAGATAGCGATAACTCGCTGTATGCCGAATAGTTGTAATTGACGCTTTGCTGAACAATTTCGGTAATTGCCGACCAAATGATTTGATTACCGCGACCGTTGGCAAGTGATGTCTTCTGGGAAATGTCCTGAAAACTGGTGTACTTAACCTCAAAATGCTCTTCGCCAAGGTCCAGCTTTTCGACCTTGATATTCCAAGGCGCCCTGCCGAAGCTAGGCAAATTGATCAAGCCAGTTAGGAACTGATAATTGTTGGTCGAGATGCCGTTGATGGTTTTGTCTTGCGCCAGCACATACGGAGCGCCGCTGCCTTTTGCCTGCACAAAAATGCGAATCCTGATGGTGCCGCCAAAAAATTGACCCTTGGCAAGGCTTTCCTGCGCCACCGAAAACAAACGCGGCACGGTAAACAGCAATTGCACATTGCTGATTTGAGGCTCTGTAATCTGCCTGATGACAATGCCGGGACCATAGTCACGGCTGACTACTTCGTTATTGGCGTCCAATACTTCTGAATAATTTTCGCCAATCTCTTGGTTGACTTCAACGATTTGCGATACGCCATCGTTAAAGAATGTTGGCTTGGCTTGATTGCTGCCACCAATTTTTGTTGACCATGCCCAATCAGATTCTTGGTAATTGTATGTGCCGTCAGCATTTTGAATTGGCGTTTCATTCAGGTAAATGCCCTTTGCGCCGCCGATAATGCCGCCAATCGGACCTTCGCAAAGCAGGTCGAGAACCTTAATTGTCGAAACTGAGTTAAGTGCCATATCAGGTCAGTTCAAAGCCAATGGCAAGAAGGTTGAGCGAAATCGGCGTATTGCCGTTCATGCCGGGCGTGTAGGCATCGGTATCAATAATTTTGACTTGGACAACAGCGTTTGTGTACGACAATTCAGGTAGCTCCATCTTGTGCATCCATGTGATATTGTCCTGAACCGGCATTAACAAGGCTTGAATACTAGCTTGGTCTACTGCCATAAGGTTGACCGGATCAATGGAATCTTTGTAGACCGCAATTTCATAGGTGATAAACGCATCTACCAAGGTCGTGTTAACGCCTGCTGCATAGTTGAACAATCCGTTGGCAAGGTTAAAAGCAACATTGAAATTACTTCTCAGCGAATTTAAGCCCGGAACAGACAATGTTGCAGACGACGAGTTTGTGCCGGTCGCCAAAATGTTTGTCGTTGCATTGGTAACTGTTGGCGTTGTTGTTGTTGTAAGCGCTGATATATCAAAAGGATTAAAAGCTGGTGCAACCGGCTGGGTAGCTGTGGTCGTTACAGGTTCGGCCAAGCCAAACAATGCAAGAGATGAGCTGGATGTTGTCGTATTCGTGATGTTTGGGAAGGGGGATTGGGTATTTGGTGTCGCGACAAGACTCTGTTGATTGACGGTCGCATAACTGGTATTGGTAATGCTTCCAGCGCTTCCAAAGGTTGTTTTGTCTGGAAAGACCCGTTTAACAACAGCGCCAGAAACATCTGAGAACTCAGTCGTTAATTTTTCACCACCAATCAAGAACGTATCCGGTCCAGACTTTTTGATGCTGTTTAGCGGCGGATCTGACTCATCAGCTACTTCTACCTTGGACCGCAGTAGATGGCTGCCAATCAAAACCTTGCCGTAAGCCAGTGGCACCGTTGCGCCAACACCCACGGTATTAGCGGCGCCTGTGTAGGCATACGACTGCACGCCATCAACGCCGCGTGTGACATTAGTTGGTCCGCCTGTTCTGTTGCGGCTACCGCTGCCAAAGCGGTCACCACTGAGGTCTGGAATGCGCGGCTGTGGCGACAACATATTTGCCACGCCGCCAAGAATCAACGAAGCGCCAACCGCGCTCAAGGCTGTACCGATTGTTGTCAGTGTGCCAGCAATACCAGCAGTGGCTGCTGTCGCACCAAAGATGCTTGCAGCACCAAACAAGCCTGCACCTGGCAGCAAAAATGAAATTGCAATCAAGCCGATACCAAGAAGAATCTGCCCAAAGCTGTCGCCGCTACCGGATACAACTGGAACAATGGTCAGGTCGTTCTGTCCAAAAGGCAGCAGCAAATCCTCATAGCCCATATCCTCGCCGCCTTGGATGACCTTAAATCCAATGCCGTTCTCTTCGGCGCTCAGCAGGTAATCCTTAAAATCTGGCCTGTTGATGCACAGCAATTTGATGGCATCAGCCGGATGGCGCAAGTTGTGGTAGGTGTACTCAGCGCCGAATCGTTCGCCCAGCTCACCCAGCAGACGAACCCGCTGCATAGCGATACACCGCAGCAATGCTTCTCACATAATAACTGGACAGCCACTCGACGGCACTAGGCGCGCCGCGCTTCTGATGCAGAATTTGCCACGGCTCTACAAAAACCGCAGCGTGCATCGGTTCGGCAGTACCCAGTTTCATGATGGCCACATCGCCAATCCGTCGTTGCTCAAAGGTGACACGCTCAAAACCCAATGCGACCGCCTCGCGTAGGTAGATGCTTGGCGTCAACTCCAAATGATCAGGGCGCTCAAAATCAGGCAGCGCAATGCCCTGCAACGCAAAGTAATCACGCACAATCGTGTAGCAGTCTTGTTTGCCGTAATCCCAATCACGGCCAATCAGGGTTCGATGGTCAACCATTGATCTTGCGGCAGTTGATAAATGAACCACGGCAGCCCACTTTGCTTGCAAGCTTTACGGTCAAGTCCGCTCGGCTCTTGGCCTTTGGGATGACTATGCACAATGCCAACAATCGTTCCGTTCAGGCTGGCACGGTAATAATCACGCGGGTCCATCACGAAATGCCGCTCTGGCTCGTCGCATAGATTCCGGCACGGCCAGTAACGCTGCCCTTCAGAATCTTGCACCAGCAATCCACATGCTTCAAACGGTGCATCCTGCTTGGCATGTGCCTCGGCGTCAGATTTGGATGCGTGAGCCAGGGAAGCCGCCATGGGGGTAGTCAGTGATGCCTTGCGAGTCAAACCTGATTTTGCAACTGTAAAACCGTTTGCCGCATGCATCATTGGCAAGCGTTGTCGGATTGTCGTTCACGTCAAAGTATGCCGTGCCTCTGTAGCCGCATTCAGCGCCGCGATAGCGCCATGGGCAGTATTCCATCACCTGCCGCCCCGGCAAGGCAAGATTGGTCAGGTCCAGCTTGCTCGTCAGCTCAAACTCAACAAGCTGCAGGTTCTCCTTGCTAACACGGTCGATGTAATACACTTCATCGGCAAACTTGGCGGTTGGGTCAGCAGTCGGATTGCCGCCTGAGAAATTCACCGCATCAAGAAACTTTTTGCAGGTGCGGATGCGTGTCATCTTGGCCTGCAGCGGGTTATACGCCAGCAGCAATGCCGAGATCGCACCAGCAGTATTGCCAACACGCAATGTCGGTCGCGGCAGTACGCCTCTTGAGCTGACTTCAAACCCTTCGACTTGAACAGCAGTTGCCGCATAGGTGATGCCCGCAAACACCACATCAGCAGTCAGGCTGTTGGTGCCAGCATGGTAGTAAAAAGTTGTATCAATGCCATTGACAGCAGCAGTGAGCTGCAACTGAAACAGTTCAATAATCGCTGATGGCTCAAGCGATTGAATCTGCTCTTGAATTGATGTTGGCGTGGTCATGCTTCAAAGACCTGCCTGAAAGTCGCTGTGATCGTTGCGCGGCCTGTGTAGTTAATCTGCTTGTCCCATTGCTGGCACACCCATTTGTAGCTGGTCCCTTCATCAGGCGGCGTCCAGTCAAATGCCTCTTGACCAGCGCGTGCGTCAAGGAATGCCTCGATGGTGTCAGCGTTGGCTTCAGTAATGTTGTTCCAGCTCAGTTCCCATACCTTTGGATTTTGATTGATGCCAAATACAACCCGCTGCTCGTAGCCAGAGCCGAACTGCACAGCATTAACCCTTGGCTCACTGCGTTTTACAGCGCCATAGCTGGGCGTAATAGCAGGAAAAGTGGCCATCAGTACAGCAAGCCTCCGGGACGCTTCTGCTTAATCAATTCTGCCTGCACCGCGGCACCTATGACAGCACCAAGCGCCTTAGCTTGACCGCCATCGCCTTGAACGCTGCTGCCCTTGGCATCGACATTGACGACCACATTGGCGCCACCGCCAAAGCTGCCAGCAGGTGCAATGCCGCCGCTACGTCCCGGCATGAACAGCTCAGGACCACGCTCGCCAACGATGTACGGCTGCCCTGCGCGGACGCTGCCGCCATTAGCGCGGAAACCCAAGCCAGCAGTGCTAAATCCAACAGGACCACCAAAACTTGGTAACGACCCAACAGTCAACGGATTTACGGATACGCCTGCATAAGAAAAGCCGCCACCGCCGCCACCAAACAATCCGCTAATCGCGTTGATGGCCTTTTGAATGACGAATACCTGTAGCAACTGCTTGGCGATATCAATCAGCACGCCAGATGCAATACGTCGCAAGCTAGCGCCAAAATCCTCGCTGCCTTGAATAATTGCATCAAATGCGGCAGTCATTCCTTGACCAATTGTGTTAGCAATGCCATCAGCAACTTCTTTTTGTTGCTTCTGCTGTTCTGTCAATTGAACTTCTAAGGTCAAAATTCCTTCTAAGGCGGCGATTTGGTCTTTAGCGCTTTTGTTTTGCAATTCGTTTAATTCGCGCTGCACTTCGCGTTGATTCGCTACAAGAGCAGTTTGCGCCTCAAAGATAATTGCCTGTTGGGCACGAGTATCTTTTTCTTGCGCTAATGCTTGAGCGTATTTGTATTGCAGGTCAATTTCCTTCTGTTGGCCTTGCAATCTAGCTGCCAGCATTTGGTCGCCTGCCATTTCAGCAGCGCTGATTTTGTCTTGCAGCGTTGATTTAATCTGCAGAATTTGACCCTCTGCCAAACGGTCACGGATAAGTTGTGCAACGCGCTCTTGCTCTTTAGTTGCTGCTTCTGCAGCGCGTTCAGCCTCGCGGGCTGCTTTGCTGCCTTCGCCGCGGGCGGCGCCACCACCCCTGCCAAATGTGCGTCCTTGCATAGACAAGCGCACCGGCATCTCTGGTCCGGCAGGTGCTGCATAACCTGCCCTACCGCGTCGTCGTTGGCCAATAGTGCCAATCGCGCCCAAGATAGAAGGACCACCAAGCAGCAAAAAGTCAATCAAGGTAGCTAAGCCCTTGTTGGCGCCAATTTGGCTTAATTTGCTGTTGATGCCACCCAGTCCAGCTTCGATATTGCCAAGACCGCCAGCCGCTGCTGCTAAAACATCAAAGCCGGTTTTCAGGTCGCCGATAAAAGTTGTAGCCTCTCGAATCGCCTCTGTAATGCCTTTGATGGAACCAATAACAGCAGGCGCAACAGCGCTGCCAACTTCAATTTGAAAGTCTTGAAATGCATTTTGCAGGTCAATAACACGCTGCTGCGGTGTGTCAAGAGACTCTGCCAGCTTGCCTGCACCATCAGTGCGCACGCGGTCAAGTGCGCGAACAATGATGTCAGAAGTGATTTTGCCTTGCGAGCCGAACTCTTTAATGCTGCCGACATTGATATCCATCTCATTGGCGATTGCCTGCGCAATGGCTGGCATCTGCTCCAAAACTGAGCGCAGCTCATCGCCTTGCAATGTGCCGCTGCCTAGGCCTTGCGACAGTTGCAAAAATGCGCTAGACGCGGCTTCTGCGCTGACACCACTTAATTTGACCGCAGTATTAAAACCTTCATAAATAGCGTTGATTTCGTTGAGCTGAAAACCAACAGGCCGCAGTCTGGTATAAATGTCAGCAATTGCGCTAGCAGCCTGCGTCTGCGACAGTCCAAATTTGGTTGCAGCAGCTTCTGCTGTTTGCAAAACGCTGCGATAATCATCAAAGCCTTGGCTGACCAGTCTGATGCGACGTTGCGCGCCATCAGCGGCATTAGCAGCAGCAATAAACGATGTGGCTATCCGTTGTGCATTAAATGCTGCTGCGCCCGCTGCTAGCCCAGCAAACGCATTTGAAAGGCCATCGGTGGCGCTTTTCAGCTTATTAAACGAAGCGTCAGTCTGAGCAGAGCTGCGATTGACCTGCTGCAATGCACTGATGGCATTGCGCGCATCAACCCTAAGCTCGACGTTGGAGACTGCCATAGCGTCAGTTTACCGGCGTCGTGCTTTGTCCATAGCTTCCTTCTCACGTTCGCCTTTCAGCTCGTAGTACGCAGCGAAGTGCATGAACTCTGCATCGGTCAGCTCAGTCCGTAACCGGCTGACCGTCATGCCAAGCTCGGATGCCAGGAAAAACTCAAAAAACAGCCAGTTATCCTGGCTCAGTCTTTTTTTGCTTCTTCTAGGCTGTCGTCACCGCCAAGGCCAAATAGAAACAGCTCAAGTTCGTTCAGCACGCTTTCAGGCAGCTCACGCTGCAGCTTGGCAGCATCAGCAGGTGCAAAAGCTTTTTTGCCATCTTCCAGCTCTGCCATCTGGCACAGCATCTGCGTGCTGATTTCCAAAGCCTCGTCGCTACCTGCCAGCGTTGTTGCACGCTTGCGGTCGGCGCGAGTGATGGGCTTGAAGTACAGGTCTAGTACAACTTCGCCCGCAGGATTCTTGATGCTGAACTTACGACGCTGGTTAAGGTCAAATGCCCCGGCGAGCAAATCGACGGGGCGCTGTGGAACTGGCATTAGATGCTCAGAGTGAGAGTACCGCTAGAGACGAAGTTGATGGTCACAACTTCAATCTCGCCAACAGTAGCGGAGTATTCGGTGCTTGTCACCACAATGTTGCCGGTGATTTTTTTGCCGCCCGACTCATCCAAATACAGTTCGACAAAGGCATCAGCCTCGTCGGTGGCTTGATTGACGTCCTTAATCAAGTCCAGCTTGTCACCAGCGGCGGGCGCGTCGTACATCACCTCGATGGTGCCAGAGCCGCTAATCAGGCCGCCCACATTGGCGCGATAGGTGGCGCCATGAACGGTGGTGTCAAGCGACTCCTTCTCAACGGTCATCGACCATGACCGTACTGCAGCAATCTCAGAAAGACCGCCACTGCCAGCCTTATCAAAAAAGACTGTGCCCTGCTGCCCGCGATAGAAAGCCATGGTCAGATGTCCAGAGTGATGGCGCCGTTGGTGACGAAGTTGATGGTAATCACTTCAATCTCACCCACGGTAGCCGAGTATTCAGCCGAGGTAATCACACCGTCAAAGCTGATTTTTTTAGTGCCGGTCGTATCAAGGAACAGCTCAAACAGCGCAGTGCCAGCATCGGTAACGGTGTTGACGTGCTCAATGAATACGTTGGTCTCATCAGCGCTGCTGGCGGTGTACATCAGCTCAACAGTGCCGCTGCCACTGATTAGACCACCCACATTCGCGCGGTAAGTATCGCCCAGTGCGGTGGTGTCAAGCGATTCTTTCTCGACGGTCAAAGACCACGAGCGGGTGCTGGCGATTGCTGCAGCGCTGGAGCCGGCATCATCGAACTTGACGCTGCCTTGCTGCCCTCGGTAAAAAGCCATGATTAAAGGTCCTCGAAGGTTTCAAAGGTCAGTCTGACCTGTGTTTGAAAGAAACCCTCTGGCGCTGGCGATGCAACAACCTCGGGTCCGATAGGCGGGTCAAAGTAAACCCCTGACACCACTTGCCTATTGTAAAGGTCTCTGATGCGCTTACCAATCGTCAGGTTAGCGCCGGGACCAACGCCAAGCGGCGTAAAGATATTGATAGCAATCACGCCAATAATGCTGTTGTTACTGCCGGTGGTGCCGCCTTGGGTTAGATACTCATTAGCGCCAAAGTTGACAAGACACTGCACCCATGAGCTATTGGGTGTTGGCACATAAGGTTGATTGTGGAACACCACCGGAATAGCAGGCGACAGCGCCAGCTCTGTTGCAAGCCTGCCCTCGATGGTGGCGCGGATGGTGTTGAGGTTTGCAGCAGCCATCAGCTTTCCCTCTTGATGCGTTCCCAGTTGGTATTGACAAAGTTCTGCATTTCACGGGCTGTGCGGTCTACCCAGCCTGCAGGTGCTTGCTTGCTTCCGCGTGGTACGCCAGTTGCTAGAGCTTCAGCATATGGCAGATTGTTATGGATGCTGTAATAGTTGCCCAGCTTTTCTTGCCCTGCTTGGTAATTGCTGCCCTTGGGCGGCGTAATGGCAGTGCCGTATTGCCCTTCAGGCGCAGGCGTACTTGCTGCGGCGTTTTCGCCAATCTGCCAGCTAAAGCGAAACCGGCCAGTATCAACGGGGCTTTGCTGCTTAAGCCTGCTATCTGTTTCCAGCACCGTCACGCGCAACAGCTTCTCAAGCTGGTCGCCCATGTAGTTGCCAATATCGCGGATGGGCAGGTTGCTCATGCCCTCAGAATAAGCTCGTAGGTGATGGCCGTATTGTCTTGCTCAATCGTGGTAATGCGGATGATTTGATGCACTACGGTGTTAATCACCACCTTGTCAACGGTGGTCGGCACCGTGCCGTTTAAGTCCTTGGCCGCGACGATTAGCTTCTTGTCGCTGGCCTGCACCAGTTCGTTGACTTCGCGGATATTGACGTCTTCCAGCACTCCCCTAACGCCAATGTCCGTGGCCGTCTCGGCAATCGCGCCCGTAGTTGTGTTGTAGCTGCTCAGCGTAATGCGACGAATCGTAACCTCGCCGCCAAGCTTGGCAAGCACCTTGCTGGCAACATTCTGCAGCGACAGCGCAAGTGCCATCAGAGCTTGTAAGCGACGACTGAGCCCGAAGCCAAGTCAATACTGGTAAACACACCCTCAAGCTCGCAGCTTGCATTGAGCGTCACGCTGGTCAATGCATTGCCGGTGTAGTCAAGCGCAGTCAGCGCAGCAATCACCGTGTTCTCAAGCGCCACAATCTTGCCAAAGCGGCCAGTGTGCGCAACCTGGTCATTGATGTACTCAGCGCCGGGGTACTTGTAACCCATGTTCAGCTCCTGCGGATTGAGAAGTTTCCAGGTCCACTAATTCTAAGCCCTGTCAGGTAACGCTCCATCAAAGGCGGCACCTTGTCAGCACCGACAGCGCCATAGCCAAGGTTCGGCGTCACGTCAAGGCTGCCGATTTTGACGTTTTTGTAATCCTCAAGGCCAGTCAGGCCAAGCGCACTGGTGTTGTTGTGCAAAAACACCGCCAGCACGACCTGCGCGTACTTGATTTGCGTAGGGATTTCAGTGTCGGTAAAGTAGTCCGTCGTGATGCGAAATGGAAAGCCCACCGCATAGGTGTTGATATAGGTATCAGGCTTGCGCACGCCAGTCCGCGGCCACTGCAGCGCCTGTGTATCCGTTGCACGCGCACCCAAAAACCGCTCACGGTCTAGCCGTTGCGTTGCCGTAAAAAGCGCACGGTTGCGGCTGTCAGTGTTGCCGCTGTTCCAATGCTGAACGTCTGCGTCTTGAACAAAGCCATCAATAATGGCTTGCGCTTCTACCAGCGTCACATAAGTATTGGCCGCGGCGCCACCAACGGT